CATCCGAGCAAGGGGGCAAGCATGAAAAACTGGATCATGGAGTTGTGTCCAGAGATCGTCGCATGGCAGGCGGAACTGATTGCTGAAAAGGCGCAGAAGCGTGTACTCGCCGAGCGCGAGGCGTGTGCGCAGGTATGTGAGGAAGTTTTGGAACAGTACAGAGGAACGGATATGGGAAAACACGCAGAACTTGTCGGCGACGACTGCGCCGCCGCCATCCGAGCGAGGGAGCAAGACTCCATGCCACTTTTCGACGACTGGAATAAGGATTGGACAAAATGAGTCTTACTACTGCTGAACAATTGAGAGCATGCCACGTTCGTCGTTGGCACATTGTACAAGTCGCACGCGAGCAGACGCTGGCCGAGCATTCATTCGCGGTCGCGGTGATCGCCGGGTCGCTGGCTGCTGCTATGCGGTGGACGGGTCTGATGCAAAACAATCTGCAGCTCAAGCTTCTGCAGTGGTCACTGTCGCACGACATCATCGAGGTGCGCACCGGGGACACGCCGACCCCATTCAAACGGGTGTTGGAGCAAGCGGGCGGCAAGGGCGTTTTCGAAAAGGCCGAGGATCTAGTAGACTCGGACTACGCGGGGGCGTACCGCCAGATTCGCGGAACTGACATCGAGGTGATCGTAAAGCTCGCGGACCAGATCGAGGCGATCTACTTTCTGCAGGACAACGGTATAGGAGCGCATGCCATCCGGGTGCTCGACGGTCTGCGCGAAATCCTGTCCAAGATGGTCAACGATATAGAGAAGGATTACCCCCACTTGAATGTGCGCGAGGGTGTTCGCAAAGTGTGTCAAGATATAGAAATACATGGGGGCTGGCTGTGAAATGCATTGCATGTGGATATACGACTTTCGTAAGCACCACGTACCAGAATGTGGATAACACTACCAAGCGCAGGCGCTATTGCGTCAAATGCATGTTCAGGTTCACCACTCGCGAAAAAGCCGAAGACAAGGATCAAGAAAAGGTCGAGGCGTGGCGCAAAAAGAAGAGCATCTCGACGGCTGGGGGTTGACAGGCTTATCCCAGTGGTGGTATAATCGGGGATTCATTAACCAATAGAGGACACACCATGACCCCGATTTACTACCACCCAGACCAGGACGCCGACTACGCCTTCATATCGGTCAAGAAGGTGTCGGAATTCGTTCGCCAGTCCGGGCGCAAGCCCGAGCCGGTCGACCTGCTGGAACCCGGGGACCTGCACTGCGCTCACTCTGCCGAATTCGTCGATGGGGTGATGGCGGGCAAGCGCCCGAACGGATTTGGGAACAAAGATCCCGAAGTCAACCGTGCGGTGATGGCGTCGAACAGCGCATTTTTCGACGCTGCCGTTCACGCGCTACGGTGGGGTGGCGTCACCTGCTCGGCCACTCAAGGATTCCACCATGCACACTGGGACCACTGCTGGGGCTATTGTACGTTCAACGGGTTGATGGTCGCCGCTGTAAGAACGGTGAACACGGGCGCACGGGTGATGATAGTCGACGGAGACGGGCATTACGGCGATGGCACGGACGACATCATCGGCAGGCTGGGACTGGAGGGAAAGGTCGCTCACATTCGCAGGGAAGACCTGGGCGCGTCGCGGCATACCCACTGGGAGCACGTTATGTGGCGCAGCTTTTTCACCGACTTGATTCGTCAGCATCGCCCGGGTATAATATACTATCAGGCCGGTGCCGATGCCTGGGACCAGGACCCCTATCAAGCCGGGTACCTGTCGAAAGAGGGGCTTGCGGCCCGCGATCGGGGGCTATTCACAGCCGCTCGTGGATTGAAGGTGCCGGTAGTGTGGAATTTGGCCGGTGGGTACAGCGACCCGATGCAGCTGACCATCGACCTGCACTTGCAGACTCTGGCGATATCCGACGAGGTATATTATGGCTCCACCGAAGTTCCATCCCAACGCACCCAAGTCGTTCGCTGACTTGATGGCAGGAGTCGACAGGGGGCACGCTGCATTGCGTGCTGTCCCTGGCGCTCAAGCGATACCGCCCGCGTTTCGACAAATGCAAAAAAACATGCTGCCGGGTGAAATCCTCGACAAATACAGCGATATGGGGCTGTTCGGCAAGACGCCTAAAGGCGAGCCTGTGCGAGCCACGTTGGTGCCATCTAGGGGGCGCGATCTCGCTGAGATCAAAAGCGGTAGGTTGCCGAAAGAGGGGCGTATACGGCTTGACCCCGAGAGCAAAGTACCGAAAGATACGTTCGAGGCTGCGCAAGCTCCCGATCGCCTTGCGGGTCGCCCCGAGTACCCCAGGATTAGCTGGGAAGAGGACACCGGGATTGGGTCGGGTTACGGGATGCTGTCGCCCTTGCAAGACTCTATGCGCAGAGCACGCCGGGACCCGAATAGCAATCCCGCGATGTTGGACATCAATGCGATGTCGGTCAAGCCTTATGTAGCTACGCCGGACCCCGACATTCATTGGTGGTCACAGGGTCCCAGCCGTGGTCGAATGCTTTACGGCGCACTGTACGACATGATCCGCGCTGGGGGTCACGGAAATGCGGCCAGGACGCTCACCGATATTAACACAGTCCGGCGATTGGGCAACGTGGCTTCGCATTCGGCAGGGCATGGGGATTTGGGGTTCATCGGACCGGTGAGCGAGTATCCCTCTCACCTCGCCGGGCCCGGTAGGCCTAGCTTTTCGCCCCAGTTGTTCAATAAACCTCTCACTAATCGAGGAGGGGAAGAGACCTGGATGCGGACGACGATGGGACCGGATATAGCAGCACAGGCCCTGGGCTTGAATCCGAAAGACCTGCTCAACATGACGCCCGAGCAGATTCGGGGTCTGTTGTACGCTCGCGAGGCGAATTTGGCGGCAGCATCGGGTCCGAAGTCCGGATCAAGAGTGTCACCTCTCCGGCTGGGTGACCCCGATGTGTCGATGTACGACAAGGCGGCGCTGGCCGATGTGGCGCAAAACGCTCGGACGTACGGTCAAGACGAACTGGCCGACGCGTTTGGACCGCATACCCTAGGGCGGCAGATGACCACGGAAGAGCTGATGCTTCGCATGATGCGTAGGGGAGAGACGCCGGACGAAATAGTGGAAGATATGCTGCTCCGAGGTAAAGATGAGGGATTCGATGTGGAAAACGCTCTTCGTGGGCGATATAAGAAGGGTGGACTAGTTGCAGCACTCCAAAGTTGATATAGACGCTATCACCGACGAGCGTGGTCGCCAGTACGGCGATTTCACTCACCAGGGCATCATTGCGCAGGACTTGAAAGAGTACATGCGCGAGCAAGACGGGTGGCGGCGGCTCAAGAGTCATCAAAAAGAATCGCTCGACATGATCGCGCACAAGATTTCGCGAATCCTGAACGGCAACCCCGAGCACCGGGATTCCTGGGTGGATATAGCGGGGTACGCCCAGATCGTGGCGGAGAGGATACTTGACAAGTAATCCCACCCGTGGTATAATAAAGCTTTTCAACCAACCGATAGAGGACAACACAATGGCTAAAGTCACTACTCCCGCGATCGTGGTCACGGCTGCGATCATCGACGAGCTTGCAGCGCTGCGCGAGCAGATCGCGTCGCTTGCCAAGCGTGAAAAGGAGCTGGTCAAGGCGGTGCGCGAGGACTGCAACGGCGTGGATACCGTATATCGTGGCGTCAATTACGTGCTCAAGACCCGTCACGTGACCTCGGAGCGCCTGGACACGGTCGCTGCACGCGAGAAGCTGGGCGAAGAGTGGTGCTCGACTCACACCAAGACGAGCGTGGCTATGAACATAGACGCCACCGAGGTGCTGTGATGCACCCGGTGAAGCTGACAACTGCACAAAAGGTGGAGCGAGTGGTCCTGCTGCTGGCTCTGGTCGTTCTGGCTCTTGACGTTCTAGTATGGAGGCCCTGAAGTGAATGAATCCGAAAGACAACTCGACCTCGCGCTCGGCGACGAGCGTAGCGAAAACACCCGGCTCCGCGAGGAAAACGCTAGACTGCAAGCCCTCGTCGGCGATTTCGCAAGACGACTGCTCGCCATTGAAAGAATGGCCAACGTGGCCTTTCACGCGTCTTACGCCCCAGGCGATGAGTCGTCTGGTGAAACGGATTAAAGCGTACGAAATTGCTAATGCGCCCGACGCGCCTTACTAATACTTGACAGGGTATTGTACGAGTGTTATAATTGAGACTTCAACAACCAACCGATAGAGGACATCGAAAATGGCTCATGAACTGCACATCAATTCCGCTGGCAAGGCTGCAATGGCTTACGTTGGCGAGACCCCATGGCACGGACTCGGACAGGCGCTGACCCCGGACGCTAACCTGGACGTCTGGACCCGGGAAGCGGGCTTCGACTGGGAAATCAAGCGTGGCGCGATCGCCTACGAGGTGCGCGACGAGAATAATGCCCCGGTGCGGATGCAAACGGTACCCAAGCGCTGGGCACTGTATCGCTCCGACACGGGCGCACCGCTGTCGGTGATGTCGAGCAATTACCACATCACGCAGCCCCGGGATGTGATGGAGTTCTTCCGCGACCTGTGCGAGGTAGGCGGCTTCAAGATGGAGACTGCAGGTATGCTGCGCGAGGGCGCGACCTATTGGGCATTGGCCAAGGCCGACGATTCATTCGACGTCGGTGGTGGTGATGTGGTGCTACCCTACCTGCTGCTCGCCACCTCGTGCGACGGCACGCTGTCGAACGTAGCGCAGTTCACTACCACCCGCGTAGTGTGCAACAACACGCTGTCGGTAGCGGTGGACAACAAATCGGGCCAGATCCGGGTGCCGCATAGCACGCAGTTCAACCCG